CATTACCATCAAATGTAGTACCCTGTTCTTGTCGATAGATAAACCCGTCAAATCCACCGTGTAGTACAAGAACATCGCCTGTCTTAATAAAGGTATCTGATGCTGCAGGTTTCATACCCTTAATAGTAGAAAACTCGTAACCCGCTTGTCCACTTGCCTGATTTTTAAGTACGCAGATAATACCTTCTGTTTTACTTTCAGCACCGCCCTGCTTAGAAAAGAATAGTCTGTATTGTGTTTTATTAGGTATAACTACAGACTCAAAAGCAGCGGCATTGATTATGTTCTCATCAAATATAGACTGCACGTTGGCACTTATAGTTCCCAACTCCACGTCACCAATTCTTGCTGTACCTGCAACGGTACGCAGCCCATCAGGGCCAAGAAAGATAAGGTCACCAGCAAATTCTTGAATAGTCTTGCCATTGATACATCCGATGTCACGAGTAACAGGGGCTACTGCAAAGTCACTAGAAGAACTACCTGTCAGTTTAAATATCCTGTTTTCGCAAAAGATAAATAAATTTTCACGGAAAACTTTAAGGCCAACAATAGTATCGTCAACTTTTATACTGCCAGCACCGCTACCACTACTAAATGCATCTTCGTCAAACGGCTGGCTAAATATTAACTCTTGTGGGGTACTTGACATACCAGCGTAGAACATGTGTTCTCTGTATGCTGCTACTAAACTTGCACCTTCTACAGAGGACTCTGTAACATCTGTTGCTGCCAGTGAGGTATTAAATACTGTGGGGTCATTCGCACCATCTACTACAATAAGTTTATCGTTACCGTCAAAGTTAAAGCGTTCAAAAGAATACTTGGTTGCACCAGTGCGGCCTGTGTCTCTTGATGTCCATGACTCTGATACAGGTGTTATAGATGTATCTGAACTAGCAGAGTGAGTAGCGGCAGTTGTGCTACTTGTTGACCTTGTTACACCAGTAAATGTTGTGGCAGTAACACCAGTATACGTAAACTCTTCATCATTTATTTGCAGTGTGCCACTAGAACTAAAACCTGTAGTAGACTCTACGGTAATAGTTCCTGAACCTGTCATGCCAGTGCCTGATGCTATAGCATGTGTGCTATCTGTACCTAAAGTAGTAGAAGCACTACTCCATATTTTTGTGCCACGTGCTGCTACTACTTTGTTAGCAAAGGTAGTGACCATCAAAACTTCTTCACTATTAGAAGCAGTATATGGTACTACCTGACGAACATGCCTTTGAAAGCCAAGGATACGCTTGTATCCACCCTCAATGTCTGGCTCAAAGTTTTCTAGCTGTAGTGCCTGACCCGGTTGCATGATAAAGGTAGAACGGTTAGCTACCAATCCACCTTCGCAGACAAAGGGCAAAGTTCCTGTCTCAGCCATTAGTCAGCCCTTACGTTGCTAGAACCTCTGGAATTACCCGCATAAGGTATATAGGTAGAACGAACATACTCGTATTTGTTAATTAGCAACGTCTGCATGTTTTTAATTCCTTGTTCAAACCTAGCAAAGTTGATGCCATACTGCTGTGACTCTCCACGATACTGATAGACATAGGCGGTAGCACCATCGACAATGACAGGAGAAAACCTGTCGGGTATAGTTGTTGTACTGTCGTGTGCAGCCATGTCAGTAGGAAATGTAAAAAAGTCGTATTTAATTACATACTGTTTTTCAGGAAAAGGATATAGCAAATAATTATTATCTAATGTTCTGACTACATAGATAGGTTCGTCACCATCTTCAAACTGTGCAACTTGTACGCCACTTGCATGTGCTGCAGCCGTTGTACCCTCTGCGCCACGAGTGCATCCTGTAATTGTAGTTGAAGAGCCTATAGCAGTGTAAGTAATAATCTCACCACCAACATATACTTTACCTGTTGCATCAAAACCTGTAGTGCTTGTAACTGTAAGTGTTGTCACAGAGTCAGTATGTGATTGACTAAGTGTAGTGGTTGTGATTTCATCTTCTTGTGTAATGTAAGAATTAAGATATTGATTGTAGTCTAGCTTGCGTAATCTGCCACCTATTGTGGCAATATCACTATCCTTTACTATTCTAAATGTATTATAGTCAACTGTTTTAGCCGTAGTGGGAATACTATACCGTACAGTTCCCGGCACTAATGTTTCTGTATTTGTAGAATGATTAAATGGATAATTAAATTCACGTTGATTGATGTACCGAACTGCTTCATTGACAGCGTTCTTAGCTTGTGTCTGAATACCACGAGATGCAGTAAAGTTAGCCGAAGTTAACTCTACCTCATTTAGTTTAGCCAGAACTTTGTTTGTCAATGAGAGAAATGTTTCAGCCATCATAAATCCTTAAAGAGTTAGGAGGGCGACTTCTGCCGCCCCCCATATTATTTACGCGAGTGTGTCGCGGTCTACTTCTTGAGCAGTCATGTCACCGGGGTCATCCACATCCATGCAGACAGCAAACATACGAACTTTACCGCCCGTTGTTGTACCTGTCATTGCTTGGATTTCGATGTCAATGGTATCAGAAGTGCCACCAATCAAAACGGGAGTTTGTCCTGCCTTAAATGCATAGTCACCTACAGATGCACCATCGAAGTCAAAACCGTCTACAAAGTTATCCAAGTCACCACCTGTAATACCGAAGTCAAAATCTGTGTCGGTAGAAGTTCCTGCATGAGCAGCAGTTACTTCAAGACCCGCACACATAATGAGGGTATTAGCAGGAATGGTCAAACCGGGAATTACATCGTTAGCGGCAAGGGCAGTACCCTTATCCGTTACTGCTGTCGCAAAGTTCAACTCTGCAGAAAGCATGTATGGTTTACGACCACGTGCGTCATTTCCACGTGCTACGGAAGTAGTATTATCACCAAGAGCCATAATTCAATCCTCCCTATACCAAACAGAAACGGGCATTCACAAGAGCCTCTGGACGGAGAATCTTGCGGCCATACAGATGCATACCACGAACAATGTCAGCGAAGCTGTCAGGGTCACGATATGTTTCGGTCTTGTTGATTTGCTCTGCAGTAGCTACAGCAGATGAATGTCCACCAACAATCACACCGAAGTTAGAAGAGTTCGTGCCACCTGTGGTAGCAGAGCCTGTTCCAATTTCAGGAAGGTTGTTAGAAACATACACTTGGAAGCCGTGCAGGTTATTTACAACAAGTCCGTTACGCAGTCCACCATTTTCACCAAAGTCAGAGTTCAGAAGTTTTGAGTCTTCGTCCTTCAGCACTTCCATGAATACTGGGTTAACTACAAGCCAACGACCTTGGCTGTCAACATTTTGCTGGTCTAGCTTACGAGCCATACGAGCAATAATCATGGTTGGGTTAGCGTTGCCTGAACCCGGTACTGCAGAAGCACCCGGCAGACGTGGCTGAATGCCAATACCATTGTCAGCAGAACCACCGAAGTCATTAGCGTCAACCTGCATTTCAGCCAGCAGTTCGTTAGAACCGGCGGTTGTAATAGCCTTTGAGCCGTTTACTGTGGTGTTAGCCGTATCAGCAGTGCCGTGAAGGGCAGACTGCTTGAAACCAGCCATGTAGCCAAGAACGTCTTGGTCAAACTGGTCAGCGAGGCGATACGCAGCACGGTCACTTGCCAGTTGCTGGAAGTTTACGTGGCTGTGTGCCTCTTCAATGTCATCAACCTTAAATGCAAAGTAGTTAGCTTTGTCAATTGTCAGGTTGAAGTCTTCGTCGTCAAGGTCTTGCGGCGTGATGGTTGTACCACGGGCATATGCCTTAACAGTGATTTCGGGTTCCTTGATAATCTTAACGGAATCACCCATAGCAGCAATCTCTCCGAAGTAGTCAGAGTTAGTGATTGCTTCAGCAACAGCCGACTTGCGGAACGCAAGTTGCACCTGTTTGCTGTAAATTACGGGCGAAAAATTACCGTTAGGAAGATTACCATAACCACTAGCAGTAGTAAATGCCATTGTTAAATCTCCTATTTAGCATCTTACAGATGCAAACTTACAAAACTTATTCAGAGGCTGCTTCGCTTGGGTGCGTATTCCAGTAAGATGGCCGTCCTACTGTTCAACGGGCCTTGCTCATCAGGTAATCCGTAAGACTTTGTTGTTTGCTGGATGTGATGTAAGTAGGTAGCTAACCTATTTACACCCTTGTCACATATAGTTATACAAAAAAATAACTATTTGTCAACACTTTTTTCTTTAGGTATCTCAATAAAATTCATATTCATACTGAAAGACCTTCTTTCACCTTTCGTGTAAAAAGGATACACGCAATGAAATAGTTGCGAAGGAAATACATAGAAGTCACCCACTTGTGGTTTTACAACAAAGTTGGTGCAGCTATATCCTGCAGGAGTGCCACTGGCAAACTGGATATGTCCATTAGCAGGATGATGGTCTTCATAGTCTTTTTCCCACTCTTCTTCTATTCCTTCTGGTAGTTTTAAATACCCTACACACGATAGGCGAGAACCTGTGTGTATGTGCAAGGGATTATATTCGTTTTCAAATTGACGGACAAACCAACCAGAAACTATTTGTAGTCCATAGTTGTATTTGTTATTATCTATTTTTTTGTTGCCCATACTGTTTCGGTCATCCGTATAGGCTTGATATGTGCCTATAAATTTACCTACACCTTCTTGGGCAATTTTTATAATATCATCGTCAAACGCTAATTCTGCAGATACTTTACCTACTAAATTATCAGAGTAGTCATCTAATCTATCAGACATCTTGCTGTTTAAATTATTAACTAACTCTTCGGGCATACGATAATATCCCATAGTAGGACCGAATGGAGCAAGAAGATGAATATCTTTTTCAGGTTTGAATATGATACTCATCGTGCTGAACCAGATAAGTCATAGATAAACTTACCGCTACGAATAGCTTCCATAATTTCGTCAGAGTTTTTCTCATACTCTTGTGCTGACATTTTCTGTACTTGAGATTCTTTTAAGTACGTGGATGCTTCGTCTTCTTGCGGTTTACTGCGACTATTTTTTGTAGACACAGATTTGGCTGCGTCTTTGTCTGACTTGGATTTCTTTTTGCTAATACCCATATCAGCTTTGTAGAGGTCAATCGCCCTAGCAGCAGAACGTGCGTCGTTGTCGTTTTCATAAAGCGCATCTTGCACCCACTTAGGCTGTTCTTCAGCCCATTCGTGAAAACTATCACTGTCTCTAATCTCATCAAAATCAGGATGCATTTGCATTAATGCTGCTTCTGCTTTTTCTTTAGTCGCAGATATTTGCATTTCATCAATTACTTTGAGGCGTTCTTCCAAAGCTGTTGACTGCTCACGTGCTTTCTTCATTGCAATTGTTTCAACGATAGCTGCTACATCAGGGTAGTTTTTAGCCCACTGCTCAATGTCTTCATCTGACTTAGGCAGTTTCATTTCTTTTTGTGCAGCAGCAGAAAGTTGTGTTTTTAGTTCTGCAAGTTCTGCTTTAAATTCTTCTGCTTGTTTTTGTTGATGCCTACGCAAATCAGAGTAACGCTTCTTAAATGTTTTTTCTTCTGCACCTGTAGGCTCCTCTTCAGGCTCTGTTATTTCTACAGCCTCACCTTTTTGTTCTTTGAGCATTTGCTCAAGTTCTTCTTCTTCCATTTTGCGTTTTTCTTCATTAGTGTATTTACGATTTGCAAACGCTACTTTTTTAGGTGACTGCATTTCTTCAGCCATAATCGTTGCTTCTTCTGCCATTGTATTATTCTCCTTGTTGGGGCCACCGTAGCCATACACCTGTCGGGGAGATGGGGGATGAGTAGCCAACATATATAGCTATTTATCGTGTTGCTAAACCACGTCGTCTAGGTTTTGGTGTAGGTGCAATATTTTTGAAGTTTGCAATTCTTGATAATTCTGGCCCAAGAACTTTTCCAAGCACACGTAACTCTTGTGTGCCTACCATGCTAGTCAAAGTATTTTTATCTTCATCAGATAAAGCAACAAACCTGTCAATAATTTCTTGTTTAAGTTCTTCTACAGTTTCAGCCATTCTTTTATCCTTCCGGCAATATACGTAAGGGGATGAACAATCTTACACCAAATATTTCCTACAATATTATCTTTAGCTTTACCATGAGTAAGAACATATCTTAGATGTTGTGTACGTGCTTTTGCGAGATATGCACCTACAGATGTAAGAATAACACTTTTACGCATTCCTTTTACCCAAGGTTTGAACAACCAATGATAACCTATTTCATGGTAAGGTGTCAAGTATTTTTTCTGATGCACACCCCAAATTCTAATGGCCTGTTTCCAATCGTTTAGCTGTGTTTGTCGATACATTTCTGTACACACAATTTTACTAGGTTCTGGGTCATCTGGTGGTGGACCGCTAGTTACAACAGTTTCTTCGCCTTTAGCATTAGTGCTTGTAACAGGTTTACCTGAACTATCAGTAACAGCAGAAGTTTTACTCACGCGGTCTTCGTCATCTCCTCTATCACGTGCTTCTTGTTTTGCCCTGTTATCCGCAGCTACTTTATTTTTTGCTGCTTCTTTTGCTTTTGTTGCACTGTAACCTCTATTGCGATAATTTTGAGTTTGTGTTATTACTGCTTCGTCATCTTGTTGCTGTTGAACTCTTGATTGTTGAAGTCTTGTTTCTCCTGCTACTACACCTTCAGCATCAATAGCATCTAGTGGCCCACCTAACGCACCCGGTGAAAAACGAGTGTCTCTTTTAGGTTCTGTTGTTTTTGTTTGTTGGCTACGTCTAATGGCTGCTGCAACTCCACTAGGAACGGCGTCGTCTGCTCCTGCTAAAGAACGGCCAGCAAGACTTGCGTCTGTTAATGCTGCCTCTGCACCTCTAAATGAAGCTGCTACATCTGGGTCAATACTTCCTGTATTTACTGCTGTTTCAGCAGCACGAAGTGCATCTACAGAAGATACTCCTCTAGCTATAAGAGCATTGGCGGTTTTAGCAATTAATTCGTCAGCAAAACCTGTGTCCTTTAATTGGTCTGCAGTAGGCATTCCTGCCATTCCTGCTCTACGCGCCTCATCTGCCCTAAACTCTTCAGCAGTTTGGCGAACTGTTTTGCCAGCAGCTTCACCTGTTACACGCGCAGTCTCTACACCTGTAGTTGTTGGCATAGTGCCATCATCAGCAATGTTACCAAATTCATCACCGAAGTCTTCTTCTTTTTTACTACCTATACCTGCAAGAAAATCTTTACCACGTTCAAATGCACTGCGTGGGTCTTTCTGTCCAGATACTTCTCCTGTAACCGGGTCACGGTAGCCACTGAATACTTCTCCAGTAAGTTCTTGTAGTGTGCTGTCTAATTCTTCCCTAGTAAGCCCGCTATCTGCAGCTAATTTATCATAGTTATAATCTCTAAGTGCTGCCCTAGTTTCACTACCTCTCTTAAACTCTCTGCCAATACCACTTAAAATACTAAGCGAAGCAAGCCCCTGCGGTGCTTTATATTTTTCGTCAATACCAGATATGGTTTGTGCAAATACAGGGTCAAGTTGTTTAAGAACAGAAATCTTAGATTGATTCATTGTCATGCCAGCAGGACCGCCACCGAACTCTCTGCCATCAGATGGGTCTTCTTCTTGTTGTTGTGTGCCAACTTGCTGCTGCTGCTGTTGTGTTGGGTCTGGTGTAGGGTCTGCTGTGGCTGGGGCATCAGTTTTAAGTGTGTATCCCGGTGGCACAGGGATAAGAGGTGTACCGTCTTCGCCAACAGGTATTTGAATTTCATTACCTTGGCTATCTACATAAGTAGCTGTTTTAGGTCTAACAAATTCAGTAAAGGCTGGTGCCTGTGTAGGTGCCATAGGTGTAAATGCTTGTTGTGGTGCTTGATATCCTGTATAAGTAGGAGCAGTATATTGAGGCATTTGATAGGGAGTAAATTGAGGCTGATACTGGGCAAACTGTGATTGTTGCATACCACCCGGTGTAAACTGGGGCTGAACAAAACCACCGACTTGCATTTCCATAGGCTCGTCTTCAATTTCTAAGTCATTTATATTAAATGGAATACCATCGGGAATAGTAGCCTCATCTGCATTACCCATTTGACCCATGTCTTCCATACGCTCTAAACCAGACTTAGCTTCATCTCGTAGTGCCATCATCTTATCAAGACCATGATAACGAACCACATCGGCTGGCATAACAAATTCACCTTCACTAAGCTGGGCAGGAATATCATCACGAACTTCTTTTTTTAAAGAACCAACAGGCACATCATTACCAGAGATAGGGTCTGTGGTGCCACCTTCATCAATCATTCCACCTTCTTGAAAAAGGTCCATTTGTTTATCAAGAGCCATTAACTTCATCCCTAAGTGTTTTAAGTTTACGTAATGTTGCAATCGCACCCTGCGACCTATACATCATTACATTATCATCAGCTTGCTCTAATGCTTTCTGCTGCATTTCAATTACAGCGTCAATGTAATCACTGAACGCTTGCCACTGGCGGTTGTTGTTGACCCACGGCTTGAGTTTGCTGAGTATTTGCTGGTTGTTCATTTCCACTAAATCCTTGTTCACCCGGCTGCGGCACCATGCCTACACCCATATTTGCACCACCTGCACCCGTTGGGTCCATTGCATCTGCACCTGCAGGTGCTGGCTGACCTTCTGCAGGGGCTTGGAACTGTTTCATTAGTTCTGCTTGCAGGGCGGCTTCGTTCATATTGTTGGTTACTTTGTCGGGGTCAAGGTCCATAGACTTTGCAATCTCGCGGATTACATATTGGAACTTTGCGAAAGGAGCAAGGGCAGGATTACTAGCCACTTGCAAGAATTGCATTAAACGCTGGCTACGCACTTCATTTGCCATCAGGCTTTCCGTACCACGTGCCTTAACTTCTAAGTCACCTTTAATGCTAGGGTCAAAGTCAAACTGCATATTAAAACGAAAGAAACCTTCACCAAGAGGACGAAGCAGATAGTCATCTACATTTTTAATTACAGTTTTAATAGAACCTTGTGCTGCACCCATTAACATAGAGATGCCGCTGGCAGTACGGCCTACGCCACTAACACCAGTTTGGCCGTGAGCAAATGACGGGAAGCCTGTACTTTCATCTGCCAACACACGTGCTTTATCAAACAACATCATGTTTTCAGATGATACATTGGGAAACTTAGTTCCAAAAATAGCCTGACCCGGTGCGCCTCCCTGCCTACGGAATATTTTACCGGGATATAGCGATAGGTCTTGTCCCGGCACAAGGTTTGTTTCATCTACCTCTACAATTAAATTGCCTGACAGTACAGCGTTATCAACAGCCATACGCATAAAGCCATTCATTAGTGTTTGTGTATCGTCCATATTCTCCGCAATGCCTACACCAAAGAAACTGTATGGGTTCAGTTCATATGGCGAAGCTACGTATGGAATTTTGCTAGGCTTAAAAGGATTAAGTACCATCCGAATAAGTTTACCATTACATATCCAAACATTTGCTTGAAGTTCGTCAAAGTCTTTTAATTCTGCTGGAATATCTACATTTTGTTCTTCTAACATTTCTATATCGACCATACCCCAATACTCAAGTACTTCAAATCGGTCAATACCATGTTCTGGTGCGTAATCCGAAAGGTCATCTTCCCAATATTTTTTATTATAATTTTCCCCAAACGAAATCGCTTCATCAATAACTTGACTACGAAAGTAAGGACGTTTTTTTAGATTACGAATTTGTGAACGCGACATTTTATGACGTTCAATAACGTATTGCGCTTCATCCATATTATTAGCATCAGGGTCTGGATAAAAATTCCAAACAGATACATGATTGACCTGCGGCATAGTTTTAAACATAGGGTCATATTCGCCATTATCATTCCAATTAGGATATTCTTTATCGGCTGCGAATGGACCTTTCATAATGCCTGTGCCGAACAATGACATTTCAAATGCACTGCTTCGTAGACTTTTACTCGCTCCAGACTCTTCAAGCTGGTCATGTATTTTCTTTTCCATTTTTTTAGCTGCAATCTTTACAGGGCTAAACTCAATGGCGGTAGGTGTTTTACCCGGCCCTTCTTTTAATTTATCTTCAACAGGTTCAAGTTTGTTTTCCAGCGGTCCAAGTTGTTCTATAAGAGTTTTTGCTGTAGCACCGGCAGGAAAGTCTTGTCCATCTCCAGCAAAACCATACGGGCTACTAATAGCCGTTTCACCACGAAGTTGCTCTGGCTCCTGTGGGTCAAAGTGTACATCCTCTACAATACCTTCCGGTAGTTCTGTAGGGTCAACAGAAAGAGGAAATTTGTTATTAGCAAAAAGAACATCGACAATTTGACCATACGCTGCTAGTGTTTTAGTCTTTGTTACTTTAATAAATATGCGAGACTTTTCTGCTTCTGTAAATTGCACATCGGGGCCATATAAACCACGATAGTTTCGATATGCGCGGAGCCAGCGTTCTTCGTCCTGATAACGATAGTCTTCAGCGCGTTGATACCGTTCCATGATAAATGGAATAATGTTAGATACCTCTGCATCCTGAACTACAGTGTCATCTGTATCCTCAAGAGCGATAGCATCATCTTCAATCATCATTTCATCTTCGGCCATGTGTTTTCCTTAATATCCAAATGTAGAATCTGCTACCGGCATACCTGTGGATGGTCGGCCATGCGGGTCGTAGTCGAAAATAGAGAACCGGGGTCTGGACATAATACCGTACCGGAGCGCGTCATAAAGATGGTCCTCAGACTTTGTGTCAACATCTTCTGGATTTCTTTTGTCCAAAGGGATGGCTGGTATTTGTGATATGACATTTGTACAGCTATTAAAGAATACAAGTCTTGGTTCCTCTGTAAATTCATCTATCTGTAGTCTACGATGTATTTCGTTTTTACCTGCTACACGACTACCACGACTTCTATCAGATGGTCGCCAGCGACAGCCTTTGCTAATCATTTGCTCCGCAAGAGAAGGACCAGTATCGCCACGCTTGTGCCAAAGACTGCTATCCAAAACACCATACTTAATATTTCCATCTTCGGCTTCCAAATCTAATATCATATCGGCCAAGTCTGTGGCCAAAACCTTACTGACGTATAGTTCTCTGTAGACGACCAACTGTTCATCAGGCGCAACAGCAAACCATATAACACCAGAATAACTGCCATAACCATAATCACATGCACGAAACTTTACCCAATTATTAGGAATCCTATAAGGCTCAACAACATGCACATCCCGATTAAATTCGGTAAATGCAGCACCTTCTTTAATATCCCAATCACCTTCCAAGAGTTGCCGTCTTTGCTGCTCTGGTAGTGACAAAAGCATTGCTTCGTAGTCACCTGATTTGGATAAGTAAGGATTATCAACAAGTCTCGCAGGGATAAATCTCCTCTTGAACAGAGGTCTTCCCGCTTTACTGTGTCCGGCAGGATATCGCAACACTTCGTTAGTTTCAATGTCTGTTGCATCAAAAGCCTTGTTATATGCAGCAGGGTCAATAAACATCTTCTTAACCCACTGATGGCCCCGTCCACCGGGGTTAGTTGTAGCCCTCATAAAAATAGGCAAGTCTGGTGCAGTGGACCGTAGACGTGACCGCATGTAATTCCATGCATATGGTGTGGCCCACTGGGTCAATTCGTCAAACCCTATCCAGCTAAATGCTAGACCCTGATAACGCAAGACATCATCATCCTTATCCAGATATGACATCCACAACCTTGCGCCAGATGGTGCAGTCCACTGCATCTTACGTTCTGACCATTTAATACCCGGCCAGATTTTTGGGTACAACTCCTGCGACTTAAATATCAGTTCTCGCAGTTCTTCAGTTGTGTGTCGGAGCAGCAATCCACTAAACTGCGGATGCCCCATATAACGCAGTGGGTCAGCAAGCATAGCATATGACTTACCGCCCCCTGCACTGCCGCCATATAGAACTTCACGTTCAGATGCGGCAAGAAACTCTGTTTGTGGGCCGGGATTAGGCTTGAACAACACGTTAGCATGTTCTTCAATGCTGCTAGTTTCATGTGAAACTTCTGCAATCTCAACCGTTGGCTTTTGCGCCGGTTCTTTCTTCTTCGATTGCCTTCGCTTTGGCGATTGCCGTTTCCGCATACTCTGCCCACTTGCGGAGGCTTTTAGCCGTGTTCTTACGCTGTCGCTCATGTGCTAATCGTTTCCTTAATCCTACATGCGAGATGTATCTGCCACTATTTGTTGTCAGCCAATTTGCCACTTCACGGTAGGAATATTGATTGACGTACTTACGTGCCTTCTCTAACAAGTCCAGTTCAACTGGTATAGGGTCAAGAATGTCAGGGTCTTCTTCACTCTGCTTGTAACCAAAAGGTACAGTCCTAGCAATGCGAGGTATCTGCACCCATACGTTTTCTTCTTTGATGTCTGTTGGCTGTGGCAGTTTCCATCTGCCTATACTTCTAGTCATCGTCCTCTACTGCAGCTTTAGGTGGCATAAGCATAACACCACCAGATGCTTCTACCTGCATCTTTTCTGTTTTTACTAGTCCCACACGGTCAAGCAGTTCTTTAGCAGCAGACATCTTATCACGGATGCCAAGTTCAGTTGGGTCATACAAAGCATGTGTCATAGCCATCGCAGCCTTCGGCGCATTACGTGCCATGTACATTTGAGTCGCCTCAAGTATCTCTTCTTTAATACCTTTAACAATTTCTGCAGTACTAGAAGTATCAGCATATCCCGCCATCTTTTTTGCTATAACCATATCGCCAGCAGCTTCATCGAAAAGCACAGCAAGAAACTTTTGTTGTTTGTCTGTTAACTGTCTAGCCACTAAACTCTCCGTGATGCATAGCATGGGCGAGTTTTGTACTACGTGATTTTACTTGAATTGCCCACCTGCTGTCAAGCATTTCTTTTGCTGCTATGTCAAATTTATTTTCATGGACAGCCGCCCACATTTTTTTAAATTTACTTAATCGCGGTACGCCCATATTAAATGCCATATCTACCAATACTAGCTGACGTACAGCGTCTAACTCGTCAACGCAAGGGTGCGAACGAACAAGTTCTTCTTCGACTATCTGTACGTCATTCTTTGCAAGATACATGGCATCAGCTTCGGTAATACCGTACTCGTAGACAGCATCCATATTAGGAATGTCCATCCAATCCAGTTCTTCTTTTGTGATACCACGGTCCTCTAGGTTGCGTCCTATACCAATTGTGTCAATACCAAGTGTATCCTGATACACCTGCAGTCGCAGACCTTCGTGTGCTATAAGTTTGTTTATAAAATTATCAGCGTTATATTTCATTTCTCATGTCCCATCCACACCGCAAATGCGCCTGTCATTGCTCCCGTTACTACACTTACCAGTGCTGCTTGCTGACTTGTTGGGTCTGGCAATGTCATAAACCACTCCACTACCCGCCAAGCGGATAAGGACATCCCAAGCATCATCAGACGTGGTAGTATCTTCCACTTCAACAATCTTTCCATTGTTACTTCTGCCACGATTCTTCCTCGCTTGTTCTTCTGTTGTTCTGTTGTGCATACTCCACATCTGCAATAGGACTACCCTTTTCCAAATAACCTAGTAGCACTGCGAACACCAAAGCTGGCAGCAACGATAACACCAAGGCTATACTGATACCATGAAGGCATTGATTGGAGTTGTGCAAATCCATTTGCCACTACTTCTTCCATACCCGGAATGAACGCAAGAATGAGAGGGATGCTGAATAGTATCGTAAGCCATTCATCTTTCCACGAATGCTTACTTCCTTTAGCCATTTCCAAATCCCAGTCAAGTTCGCCAGTAGCTTTCTTTTCCATGATTGTAGCTTCAGCTTTAGCCCGTGCAACTTTTGCACCAGTTTCTGCTTTAGTCTTTTCAACTTTTCCATTTAACCACGTCCCTGCCAGTTCTGCTACTGGCCCTATCAATAGATTTAACATTAACCTCTCCGAAATCTAGCAGTCTTCTTCGCAATACTTTTAGGTTGTTTTACAAATTGTTTACCTGCTGCTTTACCTGTTCTCTTTGCCTTAGTTGTAGCAGCATACTCTGCGCTTGTCAAGGATTTAATTGCTTTCTCAGGTAAATATCTCTCACCTGTCTTTGCACTGGGCTTACCAGACTTTGTGCGCCACTTTTGTTTCGTCCATGACTTTAGGCTTTTTTGAGACTTTGCTAATGCCATTATAATTTTCCCTGTGAGTGCATTAAGAGAAGAACGAAACATGCCATTATCGTAAGGCCAAGAATCAAGAAAGAAGTAATGATGATTATTTCAATTATCTGCTTGCGCTTCTTTGCTTTGGCTATCTCTTCATCTCTGCGCTGTATACGCGCCTTTGCCTGAAACTTCTGCCAGTCACCCCACAGTCCGGGGCGACCTGCATAAATCATAAGCTGCTTTAGCTGCTCTTCCTGTTCACGTATCTGTTCAAGAGCCATGAACTCTTCAAGGTCGGCACGATTGCCCTTCTTCTGTGACTTACGCTGCAGGTCTTCCTTTGCGCCTACAAACTTTGCGATAGCACTACCAGCCTTGGCAATGTCGCTGCCGTTCTGCACGGCTTGCTTGATAACAGCAAAAGCTGCATTTGCTGCGGCCAATTCGGCAAGCATCAGTAAGTCTCCATATCTTCGTTTACTATAGTAGGTAAGCAGTATGCTGTTATACGCTCACCCTGCTTATGAAGTTTCTGTGCATACCAAACACAATCGTTCAAATCACGGAAGTACATATCTCCACTAACTTGACGCCTGTCTTCTCCCATGCCAAGAAAGACAAACAGGAGGAAGACGTGTTTCATTGTTACTTGTAGCCGCCCCCTGCTTTCTTATAAGCCGCTGCCGTCATCTGGGCTTTACGCGCCGACCACTGACCCGGTGCGCCGCCTTTGCCGCCAGCCTTAATGCGGTTAAATATACGCTTTCTCATTCCGGGCTTAGTATAGTTGCCAGCTTCGTTAACTCTTGATTTGCTCTTAGGCGCACCGCCTTGCGAAAGGCTAATCGCTCTAGTCTGTTTCGTTTTCGCTCTAGCCGGTGAGGCTTTCTTTTTAGCGGGGGCTTTTTTAGAGACACGTGCCATCTCCCTATCTCCTATCTACTTTCCCAATATGGGTTACCATAATCATGCACTATTTCTTGCCCTTGTTTAATATCTATCAAAGCAAAAAATCTAACGAAGCGTTCATCTTCGTCATTTATTTCCCACTCTGCATTTGGAGTATCGCCATGATTATACACCATGCCTAAACCTAGCACGACCATAAAATCTGTATCACCCTCATAGGCAGACTGAAACATGTAGTTGTGAAGAATACATTCATCAGCTATATCATCTTCAGAGACAAACAAATAAGGACACAACTCTATCGTGTCGCCTTGAGCGTAATCCTTATCTGCAAAACATCCGTGACCATGTATATCTGAATCCTGTATGTAAGGCATTACTTCTTCTTCTTTGCCATGCCCCCACGCATCATCTTCTTCTTAGACATCTTAGCCATGCCGCCGCCCATCATTTTCTTTTTAGCCATACCGCCGCCACGCATCATTTTTTTCTTCTTAGCCATTTTAGCTTTACCCATTGCCATCTCTTAATCTCCTTCTGTCAAGCACTAAGGCTTCATAAACATCATCTGGAAAGTGTTCGTAGTAATTAGACTTTTCCAGATACAAAGCTGCATCATCTAGTTTTGATAATAACTGTACAAAGACCATGCAGTAGGATAAGCTGTCGTCTGTAACCCCATCATCGACAAGGAAATCAAGTCCAGCCTCTGTTGCATCATAGTCAGGATGAAATACCATAAGATGTAAATCAATACCGGCTATTGACATCAACTCATTCATGCCATCACATAGACCATCAAGGTATTCCATGTCTGGCAAATTTTCTTCAGCCCATACTACAATGTCGTAGTCGTGGCTATCAAACTTACGGATAGCTTCTAGCAGTCCGTCTATACCTGTATTAATACTGAACACTACCTTGTCATCAGCCCATGCCTTTCTAGCATAGGGGCAAGGTGGTAGACCATTTAGTTTAGCGTTAGGTACTTCTAAAAAGTCTTTTGACCACGTGCGTATATCACGCTCTACTGGATGCATTATTTCTTTTTGTTGGCTGCTGCCATTTTCTTGACCATATTCTTTTGAGCAGTGGTCAAGTTATCAATACTGGCCATAACCATACCACCATTGCGATAGTCAGTACTGCCTGTGCGAGGTTTTTTGCCTTTAACTGTAGCCATGCCAATGCCAATAGAAATAACAGGCACTTTCTTTTTCTTTTTAGCGTCACCGCCCTTATTAAAGTCAAGGCCACCGCGACCACCTACGCCCTCATCAATATCTTTGACGTTACGCTCTGTGGCACCCTGCATACCTTTAGGTCCACCCTTACGGCGGCGAACACCAGTTTCACCAGCTTTAGTTGGTTCAAGTTCGTCAATACGAGCCATAATTTCACGCGCACGTGCCGTGCTAAATCTTGCACGAATATCTCGCATAAGAGACTCTTGTTGATTTTTAGTCAAGCGATTAAAGGCTGCTTCATTAATTTCGCCTGTTTTACGATTGATGGCAATAGCAAAATCATCTGTTTCTTTTCTTTTCTTTGCTGCAGTAGCCTTACGAGTATCCGCGCCTTTAGCCTTAGCACTCATGGTATCACGAACATCTTTTGCTTCCATCGCATCTTCAAGCCGTGCTGCTCTTTCGCGTTCAGCTTTAGTTTTACCTGTGCGTTTCTTTTGAGACGCTTCCGCTTTTCTTTCTGCTCTTGCACGAGAGCCGGGGGTACGTTGTTGTTGCAAGAAGCCGGGGTCTTGTGAACGAGTAACTCTACCCGCCCTACCTTTATCTACATCTACACCGCCCCTGACGTTACTCCCCGCCTTCGGGTCTTGTGCCATACCTTCAGGCTCACTCTTACGGCGAGTCTTAGGGCGGTCCTTAAACTTTTTTTTCGCAGCTTCAATTCTTTCTTTCTGCGCTCTGGTTGCTTTTTTATCCAGATTGCCAAAAGCAGCACGAGCAGTGCGAATACCATTCTCCGCAATTTCTCTAATAAAACGCGACATAGACATTGATTAATCTCCTACCATTTAACTTTATGTGACCAGTATTTCGCGGACAGCTTTGTGGTCGGCTTACCTTGTGCATCGTGCCGTGCATAGTACGACTTCTTACGTGCCTTGTCCTTTGCTGTCTTAGGACTCTTGCCAGCACCTTTCACGCCCTGCTGACCGAAGCGTATAAACTTATATTTGCCGCCCTCTGATGCCATAACTGCGTGTGACTTCGTAGGATGCTTCGGAGTTCTCTTGGCTTTATTCACACCGGAGAGTCCCTCTTCCTTCATCTTATTTTTCACACGCTCCGGTATACTCACAGCGATATGCCCTTTGCCTCTGGCTCCCGGCATTTATATCTATAAGTGTGAGGCACAGGGAATGTTATTTGCATTGCTGTTACCATCTGATGCACACGCATCACACATTCTTCTTCCGTCTGATACGGACCACGTGCATCCTCTGCTGTAATGCACATATCTGGTTGTGACATCAGACATGCTAGTACGATTGCTTCAAACATCTATTTATCCTCCGACCAGCCTTCGGCCCTCATAGCGTCTTCTACATGTTTCAATGTGAATGAACGCCCATAGTGTGCCTCAACGGCTTGTCGCACGTAGAAGACATCACTGTGGGGGATATGAAGACGGTCTAATGTATTTGTACGGATAGCATTGTAGAATGCATCAAGTACATTGTCTGTATATAGTTTTACGGATTTCTTTGCCATTGTCAAGAAAAAACTTTCTTTATTTTAAACAATCACAGATAGTATGCAATAAAGCCACACCCATAATGTACGCAATATACGCACATATGATAGCTATACAAACATACATTAAATATTTGGTCATTGTAAGTGATACAGTTAAGTGAGTTTAACAAGAAAACTTAGTAGTCACTAAAGATGTACAACTAAGTGATTTATGTAGTTAGAGTAATAAGACAGTTAACTGTACACCTTTAGTGTTTAGTTATACGTAATTATACCAGATTTCACATACCTTGTCAAGCCCCTTGATGAAAATAAATATTAACTGCACAAAAAATAAGCAATTGCACAATACTTGAGCATGTACGTA